GTCTAGAGCGATGGGGTGGGAAGTTCTGAGGCCCCCCTCCCCTGCGGGCGGGAGGGGCGACCGAAGGCTCCGTCTTCGCGGGCGGTCTTGACGTCGTGGCACCGCTTGCACAGCGGCTGCCAGTTCGACGAATCCCAGAACAGCGCTTTGTCTCCACGGTGCGGCACGATGTGGTCGACCACCGTTGCCGGCTCCACCTCGCCCCGCGCTTCATGCGCGCGGCACAGCGGGTGACTGCGCAAGAAGCCCTCGCGCGCCTTCTGCCATGCGTAGCTGTAGCCGCGCTCAGTGCTTGACCCACGCCGTGCATCCAGCGCCTGGCGCTCCGCACGGCGGTGCTTGTCGCACCGGCCGGACCCGTCACGCACCAAAGCTCCGCATCCTGCCGCAGTACAAGGGCGCGGCGCGGCGGATGGCATGGGCGGGTCCTGAAATAGGTGAGCCCGGCACGCAGGGGAACATGCCGGGCTCGGGGGGGGATCACCTTGCGCCTGCGGGGTGGACGCAATGAACACAAGGTAGCTGGAATCTAACAAAAGTCTCTAGGGTGTAAAACTCTTTTTTGCGGCAGCAGCGGCCGCCACACGCTGCCGCTCCCGGTCTTCGGCCTTGTCGGACAGCCAGTCCTGGATGGCCTTGTCTGCCTCACCCAGCTGCGCGTGGATGGTGCTCTCCGCCCTGCGCATGCGCCTGGCCGCACCGCGCACGCCGATGCCCTTGATGTACACCAGCTCCAGCGTCACGTACAGGTGCGACCGGCTCAGCCTCAGCGCCTTGACCGCCTGGTCGGTCTCCTCCGCTTCCAGGTCCAGCACAGGGATGGTTGCGCCGTTGTACCGGCCTCGGCTCCAGGTGTCGCTGGCCAGCACGTTCACGCTGGCATAGCCCAGCCCACCGCCCGCACCGCGCACAGACCACAGCGCCCAGTTCTCCAGCCGCTGGCGAATGGCTTCAATGCGTGCCACGTTTGGCCTCCTCGATCTCCGCAGGGCAGGCCCACAGCGCCACAAACGCCATATCAAATTGCACCATCTGCGCCGCCACCGCATCCGGCAGCGGCCCGTGGCTGAACGGCGTGCCCACCACATGCCCGCGCTCAAACGCATAGAAGCAATTCGGCTGCCCGGCCAGACCACGGCGCACCAGCGCAAAGGCCAGGTTCCCGATCTCCTTCGCCTTCTCCTGTATGTGCCCATACACCCGGGGCATCTGCGTCTTGATCAAAGCCAGCCCTTCGGCCACCTTTGCCGCCTGGGCTTCCTTCTCTGCTGTCCAAGTGTCCATGGTGTCCAGTGCTTTCAATAGAGGGTTCGGGTGATCGGGTCATGCTCGCGAGCGCGAGCGCGTCTGCGCATCTGTGTGCACGCCCGCCGGCGTTGGTAGATCAGGCTGGCCGCTGGTCTCAGGATCGACTGGACAATGCAGCGGCTCGACTGGCCAAAACAGTCATCAGCAGCATTACCAGCGCTCCATGCAAACCGCTGGACACCGTGGACACCTGGACACCTACGTCATCGGCCCATGCACCGAGGTCCCCGCTACCGCGCCACAGCGCAGGCCCACAGGCCCACGCCCTGCCCATCCACGGGCGGGCACACCACTGCCAATCTTGCGTCTGGTGGTGTGTGCAGCACGGCGCGATTCACGCACCGTGACCAGCGGGTCAGAACGGTGCATCCTCAGCGTCGTCGTTGATGGCGCGCGGGTCGCTACCCTGCGCCGGGGTTGATGTGTTTGGTGTGGTCTTCGGGTCGGTGAACGGGTTCGGCGCATCCGGCGCCGGCCAATTCTTCGGCCTGGCATAGCCCCAGGCCCGCACCCCGTTCACTTGCTTCTTGACCCGCTCCCAGCCCTCATGGGCCATCCAGTCGCGGATCTGGCCCTCCAGGGCCGCATTACTCTTTGCAGCGTCCACGCCCAGGGCCAGCACCAGCTCGCCCATGGTCACGAAGTCCGCCAGGTTGTTCACCTTCGCGCCGATGCCGGCCGCCGTCGGGTCACGCGTCAACACCGCCTGCAGCTCAGACAGCACAGCCGTCTCCACCAGCCGGCTCTCCTGCATCGGCCCGAACAGCCGCGCCTCCTGCGCACCGTCCGGCGTGTACGCCACGCCCTGCAGGTACAGGTCAAACGCCTCGGCAAACAGCTGATCGCGCTGGCGCTTCACCCAGTCCGTCTTGATCGTGTGCCGCACCGGCACCGGCCAGAACCGCCGGTTTCCGGTGCGGTCGCGCAGGTAGGTGTCCTGGTTGGTCGTGCCGAACAGCACGCACTGGCGCGGGTAGCTCTCCACCACCCGCCCATAGCTCGGCCGGTACCGGTCCACCTTGGCGCTGATGAACGCCTTGATCAGGTTGACCTCTGCCTTGCCGAACTGGCTCAGCTCGGCCAGCTCATACACCCACAGGCCCTGCACCTGCTCCTGGCCTTCCTTTCCTCGGGCCGGGTCAAAGTGCGTGTCGCTGAACCACGCGCCCGCCAGCGTCTCCACCAGCGTGCTCTTGCGCAGCCCGCCCGGCCCTTCCAGGACAGGGCAATAGTCAAACTTGCAGCCCGGCTCCATCACCCGGAACACCATGCCCAGCATGATGAACCGGCCCACCAAACACAAATACTCCACCACCGGCGCCGGCAGGCTGGTGGGCGACTCACCCAGCGCATACAGCAGCCACTTATCAAGCCGCGCCGTACCGTCCCAGGTCAAACCCTGCAGGTACTCCCGCACCGGGTGGAACGGCTGGCCATGCGCCACCGTCTCAATGGCCTCCATCAGGGCCGCCCGGTTGATGCTCGGCAGCCCATAGCGCCGGCTCAGGTACTGGCCCAGCATCAGGTCCACACTGCCGGTGATCGGCCCCGCCTTGCCGTGCTCCCACGGCCACGCGGCCCGGGCCTCGATGTTGTTGCTCAGCAAGTTCAGGCCCAGCAGACCGGCCAGCTTCGGGTCATGTTCCAGCGCGGTGATCACCAGCTTGCGGCTCACCAGCCAGCGGCACTTGTCCATGTCCCAGTACGGCTGCAGCCACCACGGCATCTTGTCGTCGCCGTCGTCGCCACCACCATCCCCGCCCGCAGGCGGCAACCCGGCACCATCCCCGTCCGCAGTGTCAACGGGGCCATCGGTTTTTTTGCCCACGGCGGGGTCAGGCTGGCCCGTGGCGCCGCTTTCTGCGCTGGCCAAGGGCAAGGCATAGGCCTGGGCCAGAAACGCGCCCACACGGAACGCATCCCAGCCATCCACCTCGATCGCATCGCCACAATCCCAGCCGTCCGGCACCGCGCCAGGCTCAGGGATGGGCAGCACCTGCACCGTGCAGCCCTGCGCATCCCTCAGCAGCGCGCCAATGCCCAGCATCGCCGCCATGCCCGGCTGCTCCGCCGCCGGCAGCAGCGGCTTCAACGCCGCCAGCGCATCCGCAGCCGCATCATCGGCGCACGCCTTGCGCTCGGTCGGCGTCAGCTTCACCCGCTTCGCATCACAGTCCGGCCACAGCAGCACCGTGCAGCCGGCCAGCGGCGACCAGTCCGCCTTCTTCCAGGCCTTGCAGCCACCCGGCCAGCTCGCCACCGCGTACACACCGGGCGCCAGATCATCCAGCACCCGCTGCAGCGCATCGCCCTTCTTCTCGCCCTCCACCAGCACCACCGTGCGGGTGCCAGGCAGCGCGTGGGCAGGAAAGTACAACGGCCGGGGCTCATCCCACGTCTTCCAGTGCCACTTGCAGGCACCGTCGCGCGCACTCTGCGCCCACGTGTACGGCAGCGTGTCCTTGCCCCCGTCACTGGTGCGAAAGCGCGCCACAAACCCCATCAGCCGGTCCGGCCCGTGGCGGTACTCCGCCAGGTGCACCAGGTCATCGCGCTTGCGCGCGTGGTGCCAAAACGTCGGCTCCGGCGCATGCGCCGGCACCGGCACCACACTAGTCCAGCCCTCCGGGTCACGCGGCTTTGGGGCGGCCGGTGGTGGCGCCACACGCACCGGGCGCGGCTCGGCAGGCTGGCTGCTGCCGCGCACAATGCCGGCCACATCCTCCAGGCCCTCATCCCGCGCCACCAGCAACGCCGCCCGGGCCATGCTCAGGCCCTCCACCGCGGCGTACAGGCTCAGCAAATCACCGCCCTGCTCGCCCGTGGCAAAGTCCGCCCAGCGGCCATTGACCAGGTTCACACTGGTGCTGTGCCCATCGCCACCGCGCAGGCTTCCGCACTTGTACTCATGCCCCTCGCGCCGGCCACCCGGCAGCCAGGCCGGCACCAACGTCTCAGCATGGGCCAACAACGCATCGGCCAGCTCACGGAATTTGATCGGCGGCAACGGCGCACCGCCAGCAGCGGGTGAAGACATCCCTGATTGATCCCCTGTTGATCGACTCAAACAGCGCCTACCGCGCCCACCCACCCACAATGCGGCCCAAATCCACCCAGCCATGGCCGGCCCGGTGGTCACTGGCAGCGCTGGCCGGCGCCGGCTCCCACTCCGCCACAGGCCGGGCCCGGTAATCCACCCGACGCATCCGCGCCTGGCGCAACTTCCCGGCGCGGCTCAGGTTTTTGACCGTCGTGGTGGCAGCGCTCAGGCCCACCCCCGTGTGGCTGGCCAACTCACGCACCGTCGGCGCGTAGTCATCCCGGGCCAACGCCCCGGCCGCAGCCAGCAGCGCGGTCGACACATCGCCCGCGGGCCTCACGCGGCACCCCCGGCCAGAATGCGCCGAAACGCCGCGTTCTCCTCGCGCAGCAACCGGTTCTCGCGCTGCAGCTCAGTCTCCACCCGGCGCACTGAATGCAGATCAAACCCGCGCTTGTGCAGCATCCACAGCACCGGCACATCGTTCCCACAGAAATCCATCAGAGCCTGCAGCTTCGGCCACGTCACGCCCTCCTGCCCGCTGGCCCAGCGCGAGAACTGCGCCTTGTCCAGCCGCAGATCCGCCTGCACCGCCTTCGGCTCCAGGCCGGCCACCTCCAGGCACAGATCAATGGCTCCGCCGAACGTGGCCTTGCGCGCCACCTCCGCCACCGAAACATCCACCGGAATCGCCAACTGCGTCATGGCCAAGGCACCTCTCAAAAAAGTTGAGTGGTGTTGAGAGGCTCAACCCGGCAAAAATTTTTGCCATGAGCCCTCGACACCACCCCTCGGAAAGAAAAGACACCACCCGCCCGGTCGCTGCCAATGGCGCTGCACAGTCCAGGGCGCAGCGCAAAGGAGACTGTTCGGGGCATCGACCCTTGAGGGGCGGAGGTGTTGAAAAAGGCGGGGTTGCCAGCCGGCAGAAAATGCGGGTTCCTCAACACGCACCCACCGAAAGGCAACCCCATGCAACTGCTGAACCCCACCATCACCATTCGCAACACAGACAGCCAGCACTGGCTGGTCAGCCTGGAGCACGACTTCGGCAACGGAGAGGCGGCACACATCACCGTCAAAGTCCCTCGTGGCGATCAACCGGTGTCGAACCTTCAACGCGAGGCGCTGGCGCGTGCGCAGCACCTGCTGCATCGCCTTGCGAACAACCAGGTGTAGAGCACCACAGCCTCCGCTCCGCCGACCAGATTGGCGTCACATCGATCAACGGCTCCCGGCATGCCGGGCACATGCCCGGGCTCGGGCTGATCGAGAACTTGTGCTGGTTCATCTCAAACTCCTTGGGAAGTCGCTACGCTTTGCGTAGCACAAACACACGGCGTGGCGCTGGTGCCGGCCAGTTCGGGCCAGATTTCCGCCCAGTCATTCGGCCGCAGGTCCTTGCGCGTCACGGCGCCTTCGGTGGCGCGCTCGATCGGCACACAGCGCTCAACCGGTACCGGGCGAACGCCAGAGCACCACTGGCTCACAGTTGGCCCGGACACGCCGAGCAATCCGGCCATCTTTCCGATGCCGCCGACGATTTCGCATGCGCGTTTGATTTCGTTCATGCGCGGATGATAAGGCATTGCCTAGTCACAGTAAAGGCATTGCCTCAATTTTCACGCTTTGTGAAAGTAGGCTATGCCTAAACCAATGAAGTTACGGGAGACGTCAAACCCCATTGGGTTGAAGTTCCACGAGGTGATGAAAGAGAAAGGGCTGATCGCCAACTACGCCGCGGTGGCCAAGGCGTTCGATGTCGCCACCACCTCCGTCTACGACTGGGTGGACCACGGCCGCATATCCAAGGAACGCTACCGCCAGCTGGTGGAGTGGTCCGGTCGCCCGCTTGACTGGTGGTTTGACATCCAGCCGGCAGCCGCGCTTCCCATGCCCATCCACGCCGTGAATGAACAACAGCCCGTGTACCAATTCCCGCCCCATCCCGCGTGGCCCTTCAGCGTATCTCTCGACGACTACCGTCGGCTGAGCGACAGTGATCGGGGGCGCATTGACGGCTACATCACATCCATCGTCGAACAGCATCGCAGCCAGCAGCCGGAACCGGCCGCAACGGCAAGCCAAGGGCCATGAGCGCCCAGATCATCCCGTTCCCAAGACGTACAGAACATGCTGGTACATGAACTGGTAACACAGCCGCCCACGCTTTCCAACAACTGGCACGACCGATGGGAAGGCCCAGACGCCGGGCTCATCGTTTCCTGGTTGCGCGGGCTCGAAAAGCGCCAGGAGTCCCCTGAACTGGCTGCAGCAGCCCAAGCCGGCGAACTGCCCGTGCTGGCCTGGCGCGGCGGTGTCGACAAGCCCATCAAGCGCCCCAAGTTCGGCACCCTGCTGTATCTGGCCACCTGGCAGGGCTTGCGCGGCGAGGATCTGCACATCGACACCGAGCAAGACATCGTCCTCACCTGCACCCGCCATGGCGTAACCGTCACCTACAGCGCCAACATCCCAACCGAAGAAGACTTCGCGCCATGATGCAAAACATCTACCAGCAAGCCGCCATCGCCTTCAACAACGACCTACGTCGCTCCTGCGGCGCGCTGATCGGCATCATCCAGGGCATGCTGGCCGACGGCCACCTCAACGACCGCGAGATCATCTTCCTGCGCGACTGGCTGACCCGCAACGAAGCCGCTGCCGACACATTCCCAGGGAACGCCCTGCTGCCACAGATCCAGGCCATCATCTCCGACGGCGCCATCACCGAGCGCGAGCGGGCACACCTCAGCAGCGTGCTGCAGCAAATTGTGGGCGGGACACTGACCGAGCTGGCCGAATCAACCCACGTCTGCGCACTGGCCATTGACGACATACAGTCCATCGACTTCGCCGGCCGGCGCTTCTGCCTCACCGGAGATTTCGTGTTTGGCCCCCGCGACGTCTGCACGCAGGCCATCCAGCTCAGAGGCGGCGACGTGTTCGACAACATCACCAAAAAGCTCAACTACCTGGTAGTGGGCGGACTCGGCAGCCCGGAATGGAAACACGGCAGCTTCGGCACCAAGATTGCCAAGGCATTGCACTACCGAGAAAACGGGGTCCCCATCCTTCTGGTTCACGAGGACGTCTGGGCTTCATCACTTGCCACGGCGCCAATCAACTGATCGCCCCTTGAATCATCACCCAACCGCCATGCCCGGCGGTTTTTTTTCGTCCTCAATTAGGCATTGCCTTGACACGTTATTAGGCATTGCCCAATAATCCAGCCATCCCAACCCCGGAGGCTGAAATGTCAACCAACCCCAGAACCTTCACGCACACCTACCGCCCGGCCCACGTGAGCGAAGGGCAGTACTCCTACCAGCGGCGATTTGGAGAGCCGAAGACTGGAAGACCAGCCCTGTTCCCGCTTCCACAAACGAATAACCCGCGATGCCATGTCGACGGGCACGCTGAAGTCTCGGTTTACCGTGACGCCGAATACGACGAAGCGGAAGTCACCATCAAGATCGGCATCGCCACCTCCGCCAAAGTGACTGCCGCCCTGGGCGCCGACAAGCTGCGCGAACTGGCCCGCGCCCTGCTCGATGCCGCCCACGACATCGAAACCAACCCGGCCCGCACGCTGCTGGCCAACGGCACCAGCAAGGCCGCAGCATGACCCGCCACACCGCCCTGAACTGGGCCCTGGCCGGCTGCCTCGCCCTCCTGGTCTCTCTGTCCTTCCACCTCGACGCTGAAACGGTGGTCAGCGCCACCACCGCCGACGCGCAGAAACAAGCCCAGGCCGAGGCCCGCAAAGAGCGCGCCGCCGCCCAGCTGTGCGTCAAGCTCCACGGCCCCGGCGTGGCCCATGGCTGGACGCCTGACGGCGCCCTGGTGTGCACCGCCCGCCGCGGCCCGGCCCGCACCGTCATTGCGCAGGGGGTGTGACATGGCCCACACCAACCCCAACACCTGGCCAGACGGCACCCCGCGCAGCGCCTGCAACGCCTTTGCCGCAGTGGCGCAGTACCACCAGCACAAAGCCGACGTCAAAGCAGGCCGCATCGGGGCCGCAGCAACCGGCGTCACCCGCACCGCGCTCTCCCCGCGCAACAGCGGGCTGGTGCTGGACAAGCCCACGCGCCACACCGGCGCCTACAGCAAAGCGTGAGGGGGCAACGCCATGACCACCCACCCCCCCAGCCACCCCGACTGCTACACCAGCCAGCAGGGCCGCCAACCCTGCACCTGCCCGGCCATCACGCCCGCATCGCTCGCCCTGCCCACCCGCCGTGTGTACACCTGTGCCGAGCTGGGCGTGTGCCAGCACAGCGCCACGCCGTGCGCCGGGTGCCACCGGCCGGCGCCCGCGCTTGACCAGGCCAACACAGACGGCACCTGTGCACACGCCCACCCGGATGACGCGCCCGTGATACCCCCGCCGTGGGAATGGGTGGACGAAATCAAGGCCTGGGCCCGCGCCGGCGTGGTCTGCGCCCTGGGTGCCGCCGCCATCTTCACCGCCGCCGGCTGGGCGGTCGGCCGCTTCCTCCACTGATCACACCCGAGGCCCGCCATGCCCTACAACCTGCACGACACCGCCCCCACCGCCATGGCCGCCACCGGCATGCTCTTCCTGGGCAAGCGCGGCGCCACGGCCAGCCACCTGGCCGATGGCACGTTCTACCTGCTGATGTTTGCGCACGACCGCATCAGTGCCCACAGGCTTGAACCCTGGCTACTGCGCTGGGACGGCCCCGAGGCCGAAGCCTTCTGGCAAGCCCACCGGGCCGACCTCACGCCCGGCACCCCGCTGAACATCAAGGCCACGCGCCTGCGCACCTTCGTCACCGCCGGGCAGGGCCCATCTCCCGAAGTGCATGCCGTGGTCCTTGCGTGTGCACTCGCCCCGCTGCGCCACATCGACCGCCCCGAATACACCCCCGCGCGCCACCTGGCCACCAGCCACACCGAGCTCCATCACAGCCACTGATACCCATGGCCACCACCCACACACACCCACCCGTCGCGCAGCCCGCCCAAACCGTCGAAGCCTGCCGCAACCAAGCCGCGCTTGCGCTGCTGCGCCGCATGCTCGACCCAGAGGACCTCGGCTGGGCCGTCACGGCCGAAGTGCGCAACTGCGCCCGCGCCGTCCTTTCCATGCCCGCAGCCGAGGTCGCCACACCATGACCGCCCGCAACGCCCTCGAAATCCCCAGCCGCCACGGCAACCGCCTCACCTACCGCGACGGCCGCGTCACCGACCTGGACGGCAACCCCATCCCACCCGAGGCCCCGCCACCGGCCAGCGCCCCGGCCATCCTGCGCCCCGTGCCGGTTTTGGTTCAAAAACAGGCCAAACCCAGCGCCAGCCGGTCATCGAAAGCTATCAAACCGGTAGCAAAAGAGCCGCCCCCAACACCGGCCACCGCCCCACCCCCGGCGCCCAACCAGGCGCCCAAAACAGGCAGCGCCACCGCCGGCACCGCCAGCGAAGCCTATGGCACCGGCCATAAGACCTACCTTGGCAAAGGCTTCCGCCCTGACGGCTACCACGCCCGCCCGGGCAGCATCGCCGCGCGCATCCGCCTGCGGCTGCAGGGCATGGGCGACCCCACCACAGCCATCATCCACCGCGCCGAAATCATCGCCGGGTACGACGCGCCCCGCTCCAACTGGTGCAACTACTTCGGCCGCGCCATCAGCGCCGGCCAGCTCAAGTACGTGCAAGACGCCAACGGCATCCTGGTCGGCGTCGCCCTGCCAGAATACAACGCCCCGCCACCTGCCGGCGCCACCGCCGGCCCCAGCCTGGCCGACCTCGCCGCGCAGATCGAGCAATGCCAGCGCCAGGCCGCCACCCTGGCCGAGTTGCTGGCCATCACCCGCCGCCATATGGCCGCCATGACGGCGGCCACCGCCTGACCACATCACCCCATGTCCAAGCCACCCACCATCCACACCGTAGAAAGCCTGCTGGCCAACACCGTTGAAGACGGTGACTGCCTGCTCTGGCAGGGCTACCGCGACAACCACAGTGGCCGCCCCGAAGTGTGCGTCACCAACCCCATCTCACCCGTGCGCACCATGTGGTCCGTGCGCCGCCTCATCAAATGGCTGCAGGGCTGCCCCGTCACGCGCAAGCAGGCCAAAAAGCCCGGCCGCGTGGACAGCGTCTACGCCACCACCTGCGGCCACCCGCAGTGCATCGCGCCTGACCATATCGTGCGGCGCACCAAGTCACAACACGCCGCGGCGCTGGCCAAAGCCATCACCCCGGGCGATCGGCTGCGCCGCAACGCCGCCATCACCCGCGCCAGCCGGCAGCGCCCTTGCGCCCTCACCCCCGAGCAGCGGCACGACGCCATAACCAGCACCGACAGCCTGGGCAAAGCCGCAGCCCGCATCGGCTGCAGCAAATCCACCGTGCGCCACCTGCGCACCATGGCCGCCAACGCCGCCAACCCCTTCGCCCAGCTGCTGCGCCACACCGGCACCCTGCCCAACGCACGCCGCGGCCATCCCAGCCACCACCACACCCCCCACCACCACGCCGCCCCATGACTACCCCCACCTACACCCTGCTCCCGCTGGCGGCCATCACCCCCAGCCTCACCAACCCGCGCAAACACTTCAGCCTGCCCGGCCTGGAAGAGCTCGCGGCCAGCATCCTCACCAGCGGCGTGCACCAGCCCGTACTGGTGCGCCCCATCCCGCCCGCGCGGCTGCAAGACACCTTTGAACAGCGCCTTCCCGGCCAGCCGCTGCCCACGTGGGAGCTGATCACCGGCGAACGGCGCCTGCGCGCCAGCCAGCTCGCCAAGATGGCCGACATCCCCGCCATCTGCACCGACATGACCGACGCCGAAGCGCTCGAAGTCCAGATCATCGAAAACCTCCAGCGCGAAGACGTGCCCCCGCTGGACGAAGCCGAAGGCTACGAACACCTCCTGCAAGCCACCGGCCAGCGCGCCGAAGAACTGGCCGCCCGCATCGGCAAAAGCCGCAGCTACGTCTACGCCCGCCTCAAACTCCTCGCGCTCGGGCACGAAGGCCGCACCGCCCTGCGCGAAGGCGCCATCGACTTCAGCCGCGCCCTGCTGCTCGCCCGCATCCCCGACACCGCCCTGCAGGCCAAAGCCACGGCCGAGCTGGTGCAACACGACTACAGCGCCCGCGACGCCAGCGCCCACATCCAGCAGCACTACATGCTGCGGCTCGAAAACGCGTGCTTCCCCACCAGCGATGCCACCCTGCTCCCCGCCGCCGGGCCCTGCAGCACCTGCCCCAAACGCACCGGCGCCGACCGCGACCTCTTCGCCGACGTCTCCGCCACAGACCTCTGCACCGACCCACCCTGCCACCAGGCCAAACTCGCCGCCCACGTCCAGCGCCAGCACGCCGCCGTGCTGGCCCAAGGCGCCACCATCATCGACGGCGACGACGCCCGGCTGCTCATGCCCCGGCCCGACCCCAAAGCCATCCCCGGCTACCGCCGCCTGGACGACGCCCGCGACACCCCCAAAGGCCAGCCACCCCTGCGCTTCCTGCTGGGTGACGCCGCCATCGCCAAAGCCGGCACCCCCACCTACATTGCAGACCCCCACAACCCCGGCACCCTCATCGCCGTCCTGCCCACCCAGGCCGCAGACCACCTGCTGCGCAAAGCCGGCCACCTGCCCGACCCACCCAAAGGCGCCGGCACCACCGGCACCGGTCCCACCCACGCCCAAGCCACCGCCGCCGACCGCCAGGCCCAGGCCGCAGCCCAGGCCATGGCCGAGCACGAAACCCGCTGGCGCCTCAGCACCCTGCAGCAAACATGGCTGGCCATCCAGCGTGAGCGCGAGCGCTCCAAAACCGGCTACATCCTGCCCGAAGTCGCCATGCGCCAACTGGCGCTCATGATCCTTGAGTTCTACATCGCCCCGGCTGAAGAAGCACTGATTGCGCAAATCGCCAACCTCGGCAACGTGGCCACCAGTGCCGGCATCCGCAACTGGATCCAGGACGAAGCCGACCCCGACGAAGCACTGGCTTTGCTGCTGCTCGTGGAGCATGCGACCCTTTCATATCTGGACGCACAGAACGACGCAAACGCCGAATTCCTCTCCAAAATCGCCCGCGAGCACGGCGTCAACGCCGAAGAAATCCGCGCCCAAAGCCTCGACCAGGCCAAAACCGAAGCCCAGGCCCAAGCGCAAACGCCCCCTACACCCCCGACCCCTGCTGCGCCGGCCGGCGGTGATGCGGACGGGGCAAAGCCCAAAACCAAAAACACCCCGGCCAAGCCGCCCAAGGCTGCGCCCAAACCCAAGCCCAAAACCACCGCCCAGGAGGCAGCTCAAGGCATCGCTGCCGCGATGCAAGGCCTGGACGAAGGCGATGCGTCCTGCGGCGCATCGCCGGCCACCGACCAGCCTACCGGTGCCACCCCCCAGCCCGCACCCGCTGCAGGCCCGGGCAGCACACAGCTCGGGGTCGGCTCCGTCGTCAAGATCAACAGCACCGTCACCCCCAAAGCCAAAGCCACCAAATGGTCCGGACGGCAGGGCAACATCGTCAACAAAGCCGGACCCGAAGCCTGGCTGGTCAGCATCTGGTCAAAGACCAAAGGCGACCACACCATCAATGAGCAAGTCTTCCACACCACCGAGCTCGACCTGGTGCCGCACCCGCAGAAGCGGGAAGGCGGTGCGGGATGAGCGCCAACACCCAGCAGACCGTGGAAGCCGTCTACAGGGCCCGAACAGCCCTCGGCTCCAGCATCGGCATATCAAGAGGCGATCTGCCGCTGCACATCAACCAGCTCATCGTCTGGACGCTCCAACACCCGACGATTGCCGCTGACCTGATCCCCTACTGGCAGGAACTGCGCACCCGCCAGGCAGACAACCCCACACGCACAGAACTGGCCCACCGCATCGCATCCCTGGCCGCGCACGAACTGATCGAGTCTGATGGCGTCAGCACCGGCGTCCCGGACGAATACACGATCACCCGCGACGCCCTGACAGCAGACCAGCACCTGAGCGACTGCGTGAACTACCTGATCGCCAGCGGAGAAGCCGTCCAATTCGACGGCGCCTGCGACGGCCCGGACCCTGAACACATCATCATCCTTCTCGGCGACTTCACACTTGCCGGGCTGGCCGGCGACAACTGACCGGAGGTCACCCCACCATGATCGGCCCCCAGCCCACCGGCGCCGTACAGGGCGTCAGCATCAGCGCCACCGCCACCGAAGGCCTGCGCATCACCACCACAGACGGCCGCCCGGCCCGCCTGGCCATCGTCACCGAAGACGGCCAGATCCTCGCCGCCGGCCCCGCCGTCGCCCGCGAAGCCGAAGCCGTCGCCATCAACGCCTACCGCAACCTTTTGAGCGGCAAAGGCCACCTGCGCGTGATCAGCCGCGCGATCGAACCCGGAGCTGCAACGTGAAAGAACGTCCCATCCTCTTCAGCGCGCCGATGGTGCGCGCCATCTTGGCCGGCACCAAGACGCAGACGCGGCGGGTGGTGAAGTTCAAGCCGTGGTATCAGATCGAAGAACGCGACGATGGCACGCAGTGGCCGTGGATGTACGACAGTGAAAACGACGGAGATTGTTGGATTCCGAGCCCATACGGCCAGCCCGGCGACAGGCTATGGGTGCGGGAAACGTGGGCAGCGCCACACGGCGAGGACGGAAGGCCGCCGCGCGCCATCCAGTGCGACCAGATGCGCATCCACTACGCCGCCAGCGAAGACCGTGGCGGCCTGCTTTGGCGCCCAAGCATCCACATGCCCCGCTGGGCCAGCCGCATCACGCTCGAAGTCACTGGCTTGCGCGTCGAGCGGTTGCAGGACATCAGTGAGGAGGATGCGCTGGCTGAGGGCATTGACAAGAATGAAGCGAATCGCACGTTGTCGTGCATCGGGCTAAATGTCATCTCAGGCCCAGTAGCTGAATACAGCGCGCTGTGGGAATCCATCAACGGCCCCGACTCCTGGGAATTCAACCCATGGGTGTGGGTCATACAGTTCAAAAAACTATAGCAACCGACCCCAATTGACGACTGCCGGCGTGTTGTTCAATTTTCAAACCCCGCTACAAATAAGGACAAACATGGACAACTTTCAATTTGACATGACCAGCCGAGGCACAGAGACGCTTAAGAAAGCGCTTTGTTTATTCAATCCGCCCAGTCGAAAAGTCAGCGGATACAGCACAGACGGGACGAAGCTGGTGCTGTACTGGAGACAGACTACGAAGGCCGTCGATCTGCCATACCCGATGACGCTTGATCAGGCGGCCGACTTCGCGGCAGGATGGCTTGATCATGCCGACTACGGTCCAGAGCCTGACCACGATGGCGACAACGAAAAAGGCTGGCGCTTGTATTGCGAAAGCTGGGGACACGTTGACAACGACCCCAGCGCATTCGCTGCCGTGCAACCCGTGTGGGCGATGTACGGGAAGTGAATTCCAGGGAAAAGCATGATGACCAAAAAACCTGAGTGGAACCCAATTGAAACGGCACCAAAGGATGGGACCGATATTATGGTTTGTTTTGAATTTGCTACCGTTCTCATAGCGCACATTGCGTGGTACAGAAGCTCGGAAGAGTGGCATACGTCAGGCCAACACACTGGCGAATGGAATAGCCTGGAAGAATGGGAGGGCTGGTGGTCTTACACGCAAAACAGCGTGAGTCAAGAAAAACTTGACGGCCACATGACGCCGAAATACTGGATGCCACTGCCGGATTTCCCACCTGGAGAGGGTGCGCTCGCCAGCTATCCAAAAGGAACTAAGCTAAGGCTGACTCACAGCACGACGTATTTTCGCGTTTGGGATGGTCAGCCAGAAATGCTGATTGAACACGGGTGCGACTCAGGCGCCGTCTACATCGTCGGCCGTGCCGAGCTTGAGGCCGTGGCAGAGAAGCTGCGGGGGCTTCTGCAAGAATCTTGATAAAACTATAGCAACAGATGACAAATTGGCGACTGCCGGCGTCCAATTTCGCCCCCAAAAAAGCCCGCACAAAGCGGGCTTTTTCACGTCCTGGGCGGCGGTTTAAGTGGCCTATCCTTCGGGCACCCAAGCGATACCATCCCTATACTGGGCACGCGGGCTGGGTTCACGGGGGATTGAGACATGGTGGTGGACAGTGGTGGCGCCGGGGTGGCGCGGGTGTATTCGTATTTGCGGTTTTCCGATCCGCGCCAGGCGGCGGGCAGCAGCAGCGAGCGGCAGGCCGCTTACGCGGCGCGCTGGGCGGCCGAGCACGGTCTGGTGCTGGACGAATCGCTCACGCTGCGGGATGAGGGATTATCCGCCTATCACCAGCAGCATGTGCGCTCGGGCGCGCTGGGCACGTTTCTGGCCGCGGTCGAAGCCGGGCGCGTACCGGCCGGCTCTGTGCTGGTGGTCGAAGCGCTGGACCGCCTCTCACGCGCTGAGCCCATCCAGGCGCAGGCCCAGCTGGCGCAGATCATCAACGCCGGCCTGACGGTGGTCACAGCCAGCGACGGCAAGGCCTACAGCCGCGAACGGCTCAAGGTCAACCCCATGGACCTGGTCTACAGTTTGCTGGTGATGATCCGCGCGCACGAAGAGAGCGACACCAAGGCCAAACGCGTCAAGGCCGCCATCCGCCGGCAGTGTGAGCAGTGGATGGCCGGCACCTGGCGCGGCGTCATCCGCAACGGCAAAGACCCCGCGTGGATCACCCGCCGGGACGACGCCTGGCACATCGTGCCCGAGCGCGCCGCCGCCGTGCTGGAGGCCTTGCGCTTGTACCGCATGGGACACGGTGCCAGCGCCATCGTGGCGCGGCTGCACACCCAGGGCCTGTCGCTCACGCCGCGCGGGTCACAAAGCCTGCAGATCTACCGCCTGATCCACCAGCGCGCCCTGCTGGGTGAGAAAGAACTCACGCTGGACGGCACCGCCTGGCGCCTGCCCGGGTACTACCCCGCCCTGCTCAGCCGAGCAGAATGGGACGCCCTGCAGGCCCTGGCCGCCGGGCGCGGCCGGCGCAAGGCCAGCGGGCCGGTCCCGCACATCATCACCGGGCTGGGCATCACCACCTGCGGGTACTGCGGCCGCGCCATCGTCGGGCAGAACATCGGCACGCGCCGCCGCCAGCCCGACGGCCGCATCCACGACGGCCACCGCCGGCTGCTGTGTACCAGCAACACCCACGGCGACCGCTGCCCCGTGCCCGGCAGCGTCTCCGTCGCGCCGATCGAGCGCGCCCTGATGACCTGGTGCGCCGACCTGGCCAACCTGCAATCGCTGCAGGGCGCCGACCGCGCCGCCGCACCGCGCGCCACGTTGGCCAACGCCCGCCAGCACCTGGCCCACATCACCGAGCAGATCGACCGCATCACCGCCGCCCTGCTCAGCGCCGGCCCCGAGGGTACGCCCATGGCCTGGGCCCGCAAAGCCCGCGAGCTCGAAGCCCAGCAGGCCAGCGCCCAGGCCGCCGTCGACGCCGCAGAGCGCGACCTGGCCGCCGCAGCCCGCGCCGACCTGACCGGCGCCGACGAATCCTGGCGCACCCTCGCCGAAGGCGTCGAAGCCCAAGACGTAGACGCCCGCCTGCAGGCCCGCCAGCTCGTGGCCGACACCTTCGCCGCGATCGTCATCTACCACCACGGCATCCGCCCGGCCGAGACGCCCAACGGCCAGATCGACATGCTCCTGATCGCCCGCGGCGGCACCGGCCGCCTGCTGCGCATCGACAAAAAAACCGGCCGCTGCATCGCGGCCGAAGACGTTGAGGGCGGGTGAGTTGTCAAGCGGTGGTTGACACCTGCCGCCGGGCTACTTCGGCCACGCCTGCATCAAGGTGCGGACGTCTCCCGCGTGGCCGTCAGCCGTTCGCGCCAGGCCTTGATAAGCTGCGCTGCACTCAGCGAGTAGGTGCTCTGCGGCAGCGGCTCGGCGGTCACTGGCGGCGCAGGCACTGCCGGGCACGGCATCGGCTCGGGCTGTGGTGATGTCGTCGCGCAGCCGATCAAGCTCAGCGCGAGCGCTGTCAGCATCGCGCCGCGCCACGCTGGCGCGGTCAGCGGCTTGTTGTTGAGCATGGGTCACCTCTCGTTGTCGGCGGGTTTCGGTCTCGCGCGTGGCGCGCTCGTGGTTGCGCCGGGCCTCCTGCGCGGCGGCGGTGCGATCTGCATCGATGGCGGCGTGGCGCCACTCTTGCACGCGCCAGGTGCCGGCAGCGGCCAGCGTGGCGGCGATCAGGGCGGCGGCGGCGTGGGTGTAGAGCATGTTGAGTCCATCGCAGTCTCGACGCTGCGCAGTCGCTGAGCTTCTGCCGCGGCTGCTTCGCGCGCCATGCACCAGCCTCGGTAGCGGTCGGAGTCGCGGACCGAGTTGTAGGGGGCGAACGCATGCGCGCTGGTGGCGCGCTCCGGCGGGTTGAAGCCGTGCCAGCGCATGGCGGCTTCAAACGCTTGCAGGCTGTCTTCTTCGCCGGTCACGGTCGATACCTCGGCTGATCGTCCCGCACCGGGTAGTTCTCCAGCTCGTACCGCTGGCGCCGGTCTGCAGCGTCCTGGCGTTCGCGGGCGGTGCGGCGCTGTTCGCGCTGGCGCTCGGTTTTGATGGTGCGGGGTTTGCGCTTGCCGTGCATGTCACCGCCGTCCGTTGCGCCAGTCATCCACGCGGGCCCAGACGGTCAGCGCCACGCCGGCCAGGACGACGGCCACAAATGCCCACTTGAGGACGGGCGCCATCTCAACCAGCGGTTGCAATGTGGTCTGGGCGGTCTGCAGGTCTTTGGTGAGCACCTCGACCGCGCTGGCGGCGGCTGTGCCGGCGGTCACGGCCACCTGGCCGGCGATGGTGCGGCTGCTGGCCGGCGTGCGGGGTTCGTCCACTTGCTGCGGCATGGTCTGCGGCAGGGCACCGATCGTGGGTTCCAGGTAGATTGCCGCCTCGGCGGCGCGGCGGCGGACAAGGCCGGGCCATTCTTTGCCGCCTGCTTTGTTCCACAGGCCGAACGCGCGGGCAGCGGCCTGGGTGTCGCCACGGTTGTGGGCTTTGATGACGCTGGATTTGGCCATGGCGCCAGGGCCGATGTTCCACGCCAGGCTGACCAGCGCGTCAAACTGGTTTTGGTTCGGCTCCACTTTGCACGCGGCCAGCACGGCGGCCTCGTAGCGCAGCAGCTCGGTTGCCAGACGGGCGTCGGCCTGCGCGCGGGTCATGTGCTGGCCTTCGGTGACGCCTTCTGTGAAGCCGTAGCCGATGGTCCAGACGCCGACCACGTCTTGGTACGCCTGGGCGCGGAAGCCCTCGAATTGTTTGATGAGGGACAGGCCTCTGGGAGATGTGGTGAGGATGGTCATGTCGCGCTCCCGCTGCTCCACAGCACTTGCCACAGCTTGGCCAGGGCGGTCCAGCCGCCGATCGCGTAGACGATGCCGCCCAGCATCAGGAACATGCCGGCGCGGCGGGCCAGGCCCCACAGGCCGCCGATGACAAAGCGGCCGGTGTGTTCGCTGGCTTGCTTTTGCAGCACCCGCAGGCCGGCGCTCCAGAAGGCGGCGGCGGTTTCTTCGGTCATGGCGCCCTCGATGCCGGCGCGCACGGCGGCCGTCATGCGCTGCTCCAGAAAGGCCAGGGTTTCAGGGGTCAAGGTCACGTCGGTGTCCTGCGGCGGGGGGTGCTGGTGGTGGGCGGTGGCTGGCGGTGTCATGGTGGCGGCTCTGCTGCTCTGGGTTTTCTTCCGTGCGGGTTGCTTTCAGCCGGTCACAGACCGGCGTCGTGGAGGGCCGCCAGTGCGGCGGCGCGGATGATGGCGTCCATGCGCGCGTGCTCTTCGGCCGTGGGGTGGATGCCGTCTGTGGTGCGGGGCACCGGGCCACAGCCGGGTGTGACGTCTACGTCTTGCACGGCGCGCATGGCCTGGGCGGTGGCGGCGCCGAGGTCGCTGTCGAGGCACGGCATGCCGACGATGATCGGCCGGCGGCCCTGGGCGCGCACCTGGGCGGCCAAGGCGGTGACGTTGGCCACGGTTTCGGCGGGCGTCATCTGGCGGATGGAGTCGGCCATGCCGTAGCGGATGACGACCACGGGCGCGTGATCGGCGGGGTTGAGGGGCGCGAAGCTGCCCTGGCCCCACACGGCGTAGTCCGCGGCCAGGAAAGCGCCGCCGGCGATCTGCAGCACGCGGTTGACGGTGAGGCTGTCGCCGTACATGGCGACTTGCACCGGGCGGGTGCGGCGGGTGGTGGTGGCGCTGGCTGCGCTGGCGGTGAAGCCTTGCACTTCGGCCGCCGGTGCGCCGTCGGTGGCGGCGCTGGCGGGGTCATCGGCCAGGCCGCCACCGCAGGCGATCAGGGTGGCCAGCAGGGCGGCTGCGGCGCTGGTGTGGAGGGTGGACACAGCGGGCGCCTCACAGCAGCGATGCGGCGCTGAACAGGGCGTCCAGCTGGTCATCACCCAGCCCGAGCGCGGGGCCCAGGGCCTGCACCAGGCCATAGTGGCGGCTGACTTCGGTGGCGTATTCCCACTCAATCTGCGCCTCTGTGCGGGCGGGCTCGGGCAGCGCGGCCAGGGCCGCGTTGACGCTGGTCAGCAGCCCGGCGCGGTGCAGCGCCAGACGCGCCTGGCGCATGGTGACGACGTGGGGCACTTCGCCGCGCAGGTTGGCGGCGGCCACTTCGTCGGGCAGGGGGTACACCTCCCACACGCGCTGGGCGCGGCCGCTGAGGGTGTCCACATCCAGCTCGCGCAGGGCGTGGGTGGCGGGGTCGTAGTCAGGGCGCGGGGTGTCCACCCAGGGCAGCCACTCCAGGCCCTTTTCGGCGGGCAGCAGAGGCGGCTGGCCGTTGAAGTCCTGCAGGCGCAGCACGCGGGTGGCGCCGTCGCGGGTTTCGACCAGGGCAAACGGCGCGACGGGTTGGGTGACGGTGGTCATGGTGTGGGTCATCCTTGGGCTGGGGTGGCGGCGCGGCGGGCGGCGGCAGCGCGGCAGGCGGCGGCATAGGCGGCGGTGTCGGTCACCTGGGCGAGCAGCGCGGCGCGGATGGCGGCCACGCGGCCCATTTGCACCTGGGTGTCGTGCAGGCGCGTCAGCAGCTCTTCGCGGTACACGCCCTCAGGCTCGGTTTCGAGCAGGCGGCGGAAGTTGGCGGCGTCGAAGGCGTAGTGCCAGTGCTCGACCTCGCGGGCGTGCACGGCGTCGGCAATGACGGCGTGGCGGTAGGCGGGTTCGTCCAGTTGGGTGTAGTTCATGGGCTGGGGCCGATCACACGGCAATGGTTTTGAAGGCCACCCCGATGCCCTGCCCGGCGGGCAGGCTGGATGGGTTGGCGTGTTTGGTGCCGAAGCCGGTGCCAGACGTCCACGGGTAGGCGGTGACAAACGGCGTGGTGGCATGCGCCACCGCAATGGCGTCGCTGGCGTCGCTGAATGCCACGCCGTACCCAGCGCCGGCCGGCAACGTGGCCGGGTTGGAAAACTTGGTGCCAAATCCGGACCCGGACCACGGGTAGGCCAGCACATAGGGCGAGCTGTCGCTGGTGACGGCCAGCGTGGCTCCGTCCGGGCTGAAGGCCACAGCACGGCACAGGGCGGGCGGCAGCGTGGCGGGGTTGGAAAACTTGGTGCCAAAGCCGGACCCTGACCACGGGTAGGCGTTGACGTAGGGAGAGGCCGCGTGCGCCACCGCGATGGCGTCTGCCGCAGGGCTGAACGCCACGGCCCAGCCCTGGGTGCCCGGCAGTGTGGCGGGGTTGGAAAACTTGGTGCCAAAGCCGGACCCGGACCACGGGTAGGCGCTGACAAACGGCGTGGTGTTGTGGGCTACCGCAATGGCGCCGCTGCCGGGCGCAAAGGCCACGCCGTTGCCCGTGCTGGCCGGCAGTGTGGCGGGGTTGGAAAACTTGGACCCAAACCCGCTGCTGGACCACCCGTAGGCGCTGACAAACGGCGTGGTGGCATGCGCCACCGCGATGGCCGCGCCGTTGTCGGCAAAGGCCACCGCGTTGCCGGTGCTGGCGGGCAGCGTGGCCGGGTCGGAGAACTTGGTGCCAAACCCGGGCGCCCACGGCCACGCGCTGACAAAGGGCGTGATGCTGTGCGCCACCGCCACCTCCGTGCCCGCAGGGGAGAACGCCACACCGCGCCCGATGTTGGCCGGCGGCGTGGCCGCGTCGCTGTAGCGCGAGCCAAACCCCGACGCGCCAAAGGTGTACACCGACACATAGGGCGAGCCGCTGTGCGCCAGCGCCAGAAACGTCTGTGACGTGGGGCCGCCGCCCGCGTCGGACGTGGCGCCGAAGCCCGTGAGTTGGTTGATTTGCAGCATGTGCGGCGTCCCTCACGCGTCGTTCGTGGCGTCTGTGGTGTAGAGCAGCCACAGGCCGTGCAGGCGCCCGTCGATGGCCAGGGTGTCGCCCGCGTTGGCTACCTGGCGGGCCACCTCGAACACCACCCAGTCACCCACAGCCGGCGTGCCGGCAATGGTGACGGCCGATGTCTCGGACGTGCTGTATTTGGTGTCAGTGGTGCCACCGGTGTCGGTGGCGGTCTGCGCGGTGCCGCGCGCGGCGTCGATGGCGTCGCCGTCGCTGATGGCCACGGCGGCCAGGCTCCAGGCCACGCCGAAGTTGGTGGTGGTGGCCGCGTGGGACCACTCGAACACGGCAGACACCGTGCCTTCGTTCCAGCCCTTGGGCATCTTGGCGCTGAATTGCGCGTATTCGACCACCGCGGCATCAAAGTCGAGCGTGGAGATCATGACCTTGTTGGTGGTGGTCTCCACCGATCCGCGCGCTGCGCCGTTGGTGGTGCGCGGCGTCATGGCCAGCGCGGGCACCCAGGCGGTTTGTTTGCCGGCGGTCTGAATGACGCTGCCGCCGATCTTGACCGCGCCGGTGCCTTTGGCCGCCAGGTTCAGGTCGATGTTGGTGTCGCCCCCGGTGGCGCTGAGGGTCGGGCCGCTGCCGGTGGCGGCGTTGGCAACGGTGATTTCGTTCACGGCGCTGGCGGTGGCGGTGACGCTGATCAGCTCATTGCCGTTGGTGTCCAGCACGGCGGTGCCGACCTTCGGGCTGGTGAGCGTTTTGTTCGTCAGCGTCTGTGTGCCTGCGGGCGTCACGCCGGTGTTGGTGGTGAGCACCTCGTATGTGCCGACCTTGACGCCGCCTGAGCCCTTGCCGGCGAGGTTCAGGTCGATGTTGGTGTCGCCACCGGTCGCGCTGATGGTCGGGCCGCTGCCGGTGGCGGCGTTGGCCACGGTGATTTCGTTCACGGCGCTGGCGGTGGCGGTGATCTTGATCAGCTCGTTGCCGTTGCTGTCGAACAGGCCGGTGGTGATCTTGGCGCTGGCCAGCGTTTTGTCGTTGAGCGTCTGGGCGCCGGACGGCGTGACGCCGGTGTTGGTGGTCAGCACCACGTAGGTGCCGATCTTGACGCTGCCGGAGCCTTTGCCGGCCAGGTTCAGGTCGATGTTGGTGTCAGTGCCGGCGGCGCTGAGTGTGGGGCCGCTGCCGGTGGCGGCGTTGGAGACGGACACGTAGTTCACCGCACTGGCCGTGGCGCTGGACTGCAGCAGCACGGCGCCTGCGGCGTCGAGGATGGCGTCGTCGAGCTTTGGGTCCAGCAGGGTTTTGTTGGACAGGCTTTGCACGCCGTCGGCCGTGACGCCGCCCGGAACGCCGGTGTTGACGTAGAGGATGTAACCGGGCTGTTCGGCGAGCTCCAGCGTGACCTGTTGGGTGACGGTGTCAACCGTCAGCTGGATGTCGGCGGTGCCGGTGTTGATGACAAGGTCGGTCACTTGGTCACCTCGCGGTAGACGCTGACGGTGCCGTACAGCAGCGGCGTGACCACGCCGGCGCCGGATTCCATTTCGATGTCATACACGTACTGCGACGCCTCGACCGTTTCGTCGTCAGGGTCGCAGGTGAGGCTGGCGGTGGCGGTGGCGGCGATGCTCCAGGACACGTCGCCGTTGGCTGCGTCGTTGACCACAAAGGTGATGCTGGCCGCGACGCTGGCGCTGTCGCTTTCTTTGCGCACCTGGCCGCGGAAGGTGTAGCCGGTGACGTCGATGGGCAGGCTGTCGCTGCCTTTGATCAGCATGTTCTGCGGGCCGTAGGTGGCGCCCTGGCGCACCAGCAGGTTCAGGGCCGCGCCTTTGGTGCCGAGGGTGGGGGTGGTCATGGTGTGGGTGCTCCTGGGGTCTGGGTGGTGTGTGGTGGCGGGTGGCGTCAGCTCTGCAGCAGGCCCTGAATCTCGACGTTGAGCAGCTGGGCGTTTTCGTACTGCACCGCCACGTCGTGGGTGATCAGCACGCCGTAGACGGTGCCGATGTAGGCAAACTTCGGCTGGTCCGACAGGCTCCAGCTGCAGGGGGTGTCGCGCAGGTAGTCGAGCAAGGCGGCAATGTTGTTCAGGTCTTCGTCGTTGCCGGTGGTGTTGATCAGCACCGGGGCGCGCAGCAGCTTTTTAAAGCCGCCACGGCGCCATTTGGTGCGGCCCCAGGCGTCTTCTTTGCTGCGGCTGTAGCTGGTGGTGCCGTAGCTGGCGCCGGTGAGCGCCTCGCCGATGGTGTGGATGGTGCCGGGCACAAATTCGCCGACGGTGGCGACGCCTGCGGCGCGCTCCAGGTACACGCTGACCACGGCGCCGCCGGTGGTGCCGCCGGGTACCGACAGGCTGCCGCACCAGGCGCTGCCGCCAGACACGGTGACGGTCTGGGTGGCCAGGCCGCCCGCGCCGTTGCTGACGGCGACGTGGACGGTGTCAGCCTCGATGCCGTGGAAGGCCACGGCGTTGACCTCTTCCGGCACGTAGAAGCTGAAGACGGGGTAGCCGTTGCTGGCGACGCTGGACGTGCTCTGCTCGCGGTCGAACATGGCAAAGTCGTTCGTCGGGCCGATGTCGATCCAGTGGATGGCCCAGCTGCCCGGTGTGGTGGCGGGGGTGTTGCCGGTGTTGCTGGCGCTGGTGCTGGTGTAGACGATGCCGTCGTCGTCCATGACCTGGTCGCCCGTGGTGTATGTGGCACCTGGGTTGTAAGCGTCGGCCGTGGACACGGGCGTGTTGCCGGTGTTGCTGGCGTGCATGCTCTCGTACAGGCGCCGGTCTTTCTGCACCACGTCGCCACGCGAGTAGGTGGTGCCGCCGGCGTAGGTCGGCGTGCTGTCCATAAACGTGGTGTTGAACATGCCGGTGCCGGTGAAGGTGTCCGCGGCCCGGGTGGCGCTGGTGCCGGTGGTGGTGATCCAGCTGGTGGCGAAGCTGCCGGCCTCCAGGTTAGCTTTGGTGACCGACCCCGCCACGGTGAACGTGAGGCTGGCCGCGCCGGCTGTGAACGTGAGGCTGACGCGCGTGGTGGCGCCGGTGCCGGAGAGCACGCGGCTGCTGGCGCTGGAGCCGTCCACCGTGGTGGTGCCGGTGATGGTCAATGACCCGGTGCCGTAGAAGCTGACGGTGTAGACGGTGCCGCTGGTGACGGTGCGGGTCTGGGTGGACAGCGTGGCGCTGTTCAAAAACAGGTTGGTGCGGGCGGGCTCCCACAGCACGCCCTCGAACGTGCCGGTGGCGGGGTTCCACTGGTAGCGTGCGACGTCGGATGCGTAGCTGGTCAGCGTGCCGGCCACGTCCCAGGCGTTCCCGGTGCTGGCGCGGGTGTGGACGGCGGCTGTGGTGACGGCGACGGGGTTGATGACTTGCATGGCGGGCGATCGGTGTGTGTGGCGTCAGGTCATCAGGCGGCCACGGTGCGCACGGCGTCGCCGCCTTCGCTGACGCGGTCCAGCAGCCGGGTGGTGGCGGCGGTGTTGAGCGCGGTGGCGCGCGCTTCGGCGCGCAGGCCCTCCACCTCAGTGCGCAGGGCGCGCACTTCGGCGGCCAGCGCGGCAGATGCGTCAGCGCCCGCCGTGCTGGCCACTGCGGCGGGTGCGGTGTAGCTGGCGGCCGTCACGGCGCTGGTGGTGTAGGCGTCGAAGCCGAGCGCGCTGGAGGGCAGCGCGGTGGATGCGGCGCTGGTGCCGGCGCCCTCCCCAATGCGGATGCGGGCCACGGCGCGCTGGTAGTCCACCAGGGTGGTGGCGTTGGCTCGGGCTTGGTCGAGGGCCGCTTCGGTGACGGCGGATGCGCTGGCGGCCACTTGGTCGAAGGCGTCCGATGCTTTCAGCAGGGCTGCGACGGCGTCGGTGTCGCCCAGCGCCAAGCTGGTTTTGAGCAGGGCATCAAACTCACCCACCGTGGCCGGCATTTGCAGGCCCACCTCTGCGAGGCTGTCGGCCAGTGTTTTGGCCTTGAATGCGGCCTGCTCTGCATCGGTGTAGAACCGACCGAGGTAGCTGGACGTGGCGCTTTGCAGGGCGCTGACGCCGCCCATGGCTTCGGCCAGCGCGGCGCGCTGCGCGTCGCTCAGGCCCGCCAGCACGGGGTCTGCTGCCAGCGCCTTGCGGTTGGCTTCGGCCTCGGCGTTGGCCTTGGTGACGGCCTGGAAGGTGCCCTGGATTTGCAGCAGCGCGGCAACCTGCGCCATGCCAGATTCACCAGCAGCGGCGGCGGTTTCCAGCATGGTGCGCAGGGCCTGGGTGCTGGTGGGCAGCTGCAGGCCAACGGCGGCCAGCGCTTCGGTCATCTGGCGCGTGGAGGTGGCGACGCGCTCGGACTCGCTGTAGTACGTCTGGTAGTACGCGTCAGCCGCGGCCGCCAGGTTGTTGATGCCACCCGTGGCCGCCAGCAGCGCGGTGACCGATCGGTCAGACAGGCCCGCGAAGGCGCCCATGGTGTCGCCCAGGCGGTGCATGGCCGTCTGGGTGGCGTTGATGCCATCGAGCGCCGCGCTGAGGGCCTCCAGTGTGGGGGCGTTGCCCAGCTGGTCAAGCACGCTGGCGGCCCAGCCTGGCAGATCCATGGCGCGCAGGGTGTCGCGCACGCTGGCGGCCACAGCCGCCGTGTACTGCGCCTGGCCGGCGGCGCCGTCGGCAAACTCTTTGGGCGCCCAGCGGCTGGTCTGGGTGGCGGACCAGTCGATGATGGATTTGCCGTCGAGGTTGATGGACAGGGCGCCCCAGGCGCCGTCTTTGGAGGTGTCGTCCGCAAAGGCGGTGGCGGCGCTGTAGCCGGCCTGCTTGCCGAAGCTGGTGGCCGTGGCGTCGAGCACGCCGACGATGCTTTTCACCAGCGTGTCTGTGGTGCTTTGCGTCTGGGCGCTGAACACCGCGTCGGCCATGCCGGCCATGCCGGCAAACCAGCCCTGATCGTTGGGCGTGGCGCCAGACAGGCCCTGCGCGGCGCTGTAGCGGCTGCTGGCGCCGGTGTGGTAGGTGCCGGAATCGTCCTTGAACAGGCTGGACACGACGGCCAGGGCGGCGAGGTAAGGCCCGGCGGCCGACATGGCCCCAGACAACCCACCCGCACCGGCCGCGCTGGCGCCGGCTGCGCTGGCGGCGTTGGCCGCGGCAGCGGCTTCGCCCACGGAGAGGCCAGCCTGCACGCCCAGGCCGATGTTCGTGGCCACACCCGTGGCCGCTGCGGCGCTGCCGCCAAAGCCCAGCAGGCTGCCGAGCATGCCGGACTGCCCGCCACCGAGCAGGCCGGACAGGCCCAGTGCCGTCCCAAGCGGGCCAAGCTGCCCGACTGAAGTGGCCGGCATGTTTAAGCCGATCGCGTTGCCGATTGTTGTGGTTCCGATCTGCACCACGGCGCTGACAATAGGACGCAGCTCGACGGTTCGGAAATAGTCAGCCAGGTACTCGGCGCCTGACTTACCGGCTGACATGATGGCGTCTGTCAGACTTTGGTTGACTTGGCCGGCTGTGCGCTGCCAGTCGTCAGCGGCTTTCTTGGCGGCGTCTTCGTTCGCCTTGCGGGCCTCGGCCTGGCCGATCAGGCCCAGCAGTTCGCGCCGGGCGGCGAGTTCGCGCTCGACGGCTTCGTAGGCCTCAGAGCCCGGCAGGTAGCCGGCCTGCTTCTCGCGCAGGCGGGCGATGGTGACCAGTTCGACCGCTTCGGCCAGGCTGACGTTGCCGCGCGCCACCAGGTCGGCGGCGGCGGCTTCGTCTTTGAGCGATTCCAGCCGGCCGTTGACGCTGGCGAGACTTGACGCCCACGCGGCGCGCTGGGCTTGATCGGCCGCGGCGATGGCGGCGGCTTCGGCCTGGCGGGCATGCTGCCGGTCTTCGGCGGCCTTCAGGGCGGTTTTGAGGGCGGTCTCTTCGGCGGTTTTGAGTTGCTCGGCCGCGATGCGCTGCTCATACAGGGCCGCCACGGTGGCGCGCTGCTGGTTGGTGAGCGCGGCCCATTCGGGCGATGCGGCCAGCACCAGGAAGTCGGCCTGCGCCTTGTTGTAGCCCATCTGGGCGGCGGCGGCGTCGGCGTTGGCTTTCGCCAGGTCGGTGCCGATGCGCTTGATGAGTTTGTCGTAGTCGGATTCAGTGGCGCGGGCGGCGTCGCCGGCCTTTTGGATCACCGGCGCCACCAGCGCCCATGCGGCGGCCTGCTCTTTGATGCTGCCTACGGCCCCCAGCGCACGCGGATCGGCGGCGGTGCCACGGCCGCCACCGGCGTTCAGGCTGGGCAACCCCAGAATCTTGCGCTCAAGGTCTTCCAGCTCTGCGCGAGCGCGCACGCCGTCTTCTTTGACGGCGTCCGAGATGGCGTTGAAGCCGTCAATGTCCAGCCGCGCCAGGGCCGCCATTTGTGCGGCAACGGCGCCGGCCTCGCGGCCCATGCTTTTGAGCACAAAGGAGACGTTGGCAGCCACGACGCTGGTGGCTTGCAGCACGGTGTTCAGGCCTGAGCCAATGCCAGACGACAACGCAGCCTCTCCGTTTTGAGCGGCCAGAAATTCGCCCGTCAGCGCGTTGAGCGTCGGCAGCAGCTCGCGCGCAATGGTGCTTGCAGCAGCCTCGGCATTCAGGCGCATGCGCACCAAGTCATCGTTGAAGGCCGCGGCCTGTCCGGCCACGTCACCATCCATGACCACGCCCAGGCGTTGCGCTTCGGCGCGCAGGTCGGCAATGCCGGCGCTACCACGGTTGAGCACGGGAATCAGCTCCGCGCCGGATTTGCCAAAGAGCTCGACGGCCAGGGCGGCCTTTTCCGGTCTGTCGCGGAAGCTGGCGAAGCGGTCGGCCACGTCGCCCAGCACGGCGTCGGTGCCGCGCAGGGTGCCGTCCAGGTTCTTGACGCGCACGCCCAGGGTGTCAAACACGGCGGCCTGTTCTTTGCCGCCACCGGCCGCGGCGGCCATGTTGAGCGTGAGCTTTTGAATGCCTTTGGCCAGGCTTTCGGTGTTGGTGCCGGCCACCTCGCCGGCGTAGCGCAGGGCGGCCAGCTCTTCGACGGCGATGCCCGTCTTTTCGGCCATGTCGTCCAGGCTGTCGAGGGTGTCGATGGCGGCCTTGATAAAGGCGGTGAAGCCAGCCACCGACAGCCCGGCGCCGATGGCGCCCAGGGCGGTCTGTGCCGCTTGCGCCGCCTGGCGCATCTGCTCGGCGCCCTTGTTGACGACGTTGACGCCCTGCTGCACGTCCTGGCGCAGCCGCGCCACGTCCGCCATGAGCTGGATCTCAAGGGTGCCGACGTTGGTCTTATCTGTCATGGCGGCGGCTTTCGTGCGGTGCGGTGCGGTGTGGCGGGTGGCAGGCGGCGGCGGGCCGGTGGTCAGTCGGCCGCCAGGGCGCGCATCTGGGCGCGCATGTCGAGGGCAATGTCTACGCGGGCGCCGTCCTGGCCGCCGGAGTCCCAGGGCGCTGGGGCGTCGGGTGCGGCGGCGGTCACGAGCTCGGCGGCGTACGCACGCGAGAGGCGACGCAGCGTGCGCTCTTGCCAGGGCGAGAGGCGCAGGCACTGCCCGCGCTGCCAGGCCTGCAGCTCTTGTGCGCTGAGTGGCACCGGGCCGTTGGCGCCCGGCATGCAGGGCCCGGCGTCGAACAGCCAGGCCAGCAGCTGCTCGGCACACGGCGGCACGGGCGGCATGTCGGGCTGCCAGTCAGGCCGCTTGCGCTGGGTGCGCGCTTTGGCGATGCGGGTGGCGGGCGGCGCTGCGGCTTTGTGCTGGCGGGCGGTCTTGGCGCTGTCTTCAGGCGGTGGGCGCAGGGGCGCGTGGTACCACGCGCCGTGGCGCACCCACAGCGTCAGGTCGGCTTCGAGCCGGGCAAAAAATTGCCCCAGTCCTCCACAAACCGGGAAACCTGTGAGGTGATCCACGCCAGGCGGCGGTTGGCGTACAGGGCGTCCGGCGCGACGGGGAAGTTGTGGATGGCCTTGGTGCAGGCCACGAGCTTGGCGCGGGTGGCTTCGTCGACGGCGTGTTCGGCGTCGCGGGTGTCTTTGTCGCCTTTGGCGCGCAGCGCGGCAAAGGTGCGGGCCTGCACGGCGCTGGTGACGGCGGCGGTGGCGGCGGCGTAGGCCTCACTGCCGGGGCCGTAGAGCTCAATGCGCACGGGCAGGCCGCCGTCGCCGAGCAGCGGCGTGCCGTGCACGGTGAGGACGTCAAGGGTGGCGGTGTCCTGGGCTTCAAAAAAGCGCACGTCGAAGGGGACGTGGTCGGTGGATACGCTCATGGGTGGTGTTCTCGCAGGGGGTTGGGTTGCAGGTGCCCGTGCCCAGCCGCCGCGCCCTGCGAGGGCGACAGCAGCCGGGCCGGTGCCGGGGTGCGGTGGGTGACCGGCGGCGCGCGCCGATCAGAGCCACCGGGTGTCAGGTGGCGTCAACGATGACGGGGGCGCGGCAGACTTCCAGCGTGGTGGCCACGCGGCGGACGTTTTGTACGTCGCCGTCCTGGTTCTCGAAGCTGGAGACCAGCACGTCCAGGTAGTGGATCTCGCCGGTGGCTTCGCCCTCGCCCAGGGGGTAGGTGATCTTGACGCTGTAGTGTGCGGTGGACTCGGACGCGGTGCGCAGCAAATCCTGGCCGGAGTCGCTGGGCAGGCAGCCAAGCACGAAGGCCTTTTGTCCGTAGTCTTTGCTGCCCTTGAGCTTGTTGATGACGCCGGTGGCGACGGGCGTGAAGGTCAGCACGTTGGCCTTGACGCCGTGGTTGCCAAAGTTTTCGACCTGGCCGACGGTGGTGTACGTCATGCCGGTGGCGCCGTAGCCAGCGGCGTTGTAGGTGGCGGGGAGGCTGGCGCTGATGGCAACGGTGGCGCCGAGCATCGATTGAACGGTGGTGCGTTCGGTCATTTCAGGGTTTCCTTTCTGCGGTCACAAGTGCAAAAGCCCGCCAGCAGGACGCAGGCGGGCGGGCTGTTCGCCTTGCGGCGAATCTGGGGGCGGCGTGGGCGCCATGGGTGGCGCCGGCCGGTTATTCGATGGTCTTGACCATGACGTCCACCGAGGTCTGGTGGATGCCTTCGTCGGTCATGAATTCGGGGCCTTCGGCGTCGAACATGAGTGCGTCCACCTTGGCGCCGCCGTAGGTGCCGCGGCTGCGCGGCAGCGCGGCCAGCACCAGCGTGACGGCGGCGCGCAGGGCAGCATAGGTGCCGGCCAGTACGGTGACTTGCACGCGGCTGGTGTACAGGTTGGCCGCGTTGCCGGCCACCGGGTCACGCGCGGTGGTGCGGCTGATGAGCGTCAGGCCGATGGCCGGGACGGTGGTGCCCTGGGGTAGCACGCCAGCCATGATGCGGGTGGCGGGCACGGTGGCGGTCAGGCTGGCGTTGGCCACCAGCAGGGCGCGCACGGCAGCGACGGCGGCGCTCATGGTGCGTCCACCTCTATGCCGCGCCCGCGCAGGTCGGCCACGATGGCGGCCAGGCCTTCGACGTTGCCGGGGTAGTCTTCAACCACTTCGTCGTAAAAGTGCCCGGTCTGCGCCGGCCAGTCGAAGCCGGCCAGAAGCACGCGGGCGGCGCCCAGGTCTGCCGCCAGGCGCACGGCTGTGAGGCCGCTGTTGGCGACTTCGATCTGGTGGCCGGCAGACAGGCGGATGGTCTCGAACCGGGGGCCGATGTACAGGGCGTCGAGCGTGTCGTCCGCCACGCCGGTGACGCGCAGGCCGGCAAAGGCGCGGTAGTGCTCGGGCCAGTTGCCGTCCAGCGCCACCAGCATGTCTGCCCACGGCGCGAGGCGGATGGCGTCGTTGACGGCGATGACGTGCGTGGCCAGGCGCCGCAGCTTGGCCACGCGGTCTTGCGTGAGGCTGGGCCCGCTGGCCAGCACGGCGACGGTGGCGCCGGGCCAGATGGCGGTAATGCGGTGCGGGGTGGTCATGCGTCGGCTTCCAGCTGGATGTCTGCGGTGTCGATGCCGTGTTTGGTGGCCAGGCGTTTTTTGATGTGGGCGCCGACCGCCAGCACGGCGGCGCGGGCCCGGCTGTCGAGCGCGGGGCGCATGAAGGGCTTGGGCTGCGCACCCGGGTGGTCAATGGCGCTGATGACGCGCCCGTTGACGGCCAGCGCGCGGCGGCGTTTGCCGGGCTTGATGACGTGCGGCCGGGTGCCGAACTCAAGCCACGGCGCCAGGAATGCGTGTTTGCCCGTGGCCTTGACCTTGGCAGACACCACGCCGCGCCGGTTGCTGGTGCTGATCTTGAGGCCGGCGCGCAGGCGGCCGCTTTTGCGCGGCACCATGCGGCGGGCTTCGGCCTGCACTTCACGGGCGCCCGCACGCAGCGCGCCGCGCAGCACGTTGGCCTCGATCTTGGCGGGCAGGGCCTGCAGGTAGCGCTGCAGCTCGGCAAGGCCTTTGACATGGATGTCGGTGGCGGTCATGCTGCGGTGCCCGAGGTGGTGAGCTCTTCGGCCATGAATTCGAGGTAGGAGCGGCGCCCGCCGATTTCCGCCGGCTGGGTGAGCAGGCGGTAGGTGCGCGTGCCGCGATCGGCCAGCGTGAACCGCATGTCGCTGGTGATGCCGGCCTGGTAGCGCATGCGCACGCGCACCGGGCGCGCGGCGATGTCGATGCCGCCGGCGTTGCCCTCGGCTTTGCTGGGCAGTTGGTCCAGCAGCTGCGCCCAGGCGCTGCAGTGGGTGACCCACGTCACCACCTCGGTGCCGTAGGTGGCGTCTTGTGTGGTGCTTTTGCGCTGGATGGTGATGCGGCGGTCAAACCGGCCGGGGTCGATGGCAAACATGGCGGCCCCCTCACAGTGCCCAGATGCGGTAGGCGTCGAGCAGGCCGTCGGCAAAGTGCTGGGGCACGGCCGGTTTGTCGCTGCTGCGGGCGCGCTGGTCCCACAGGTCGCCCAAGGCCAGCTTGATCCACGCGATGACGGGCGCGGGCACGTCGGTGGACGCGGCACCGTACCCTGCGGTGTAGCGCACGCGCACGGCACCCAGATCGCCCGAGCGGGTGGCGGGCCAGCTGCAGCCGTAGGCTGGCGCCAGGCGGTCGCCAGAGAGCTGGTATTGATCGGACGCCAGGGTCTGCAGGGTGCCGGCTTCGTCCACGTACTTGACGCTGCTGATGGCTTGCACGGTGCCCATGGGCAGGCTGATGGTGTACCCCTCGCACGCGCCGGGGAATGTGTCGCGCACGTGCTCCCAGGTGGTGGTGATGAGGGTGCGCTGCAGGCGGTGCTCGGCATCGTGCCGCGCGGCGGTGATGGCGGCGCTGATGTCGGTGGTGGTGTCTGAGTCGGTGTCGTCCACGCGCAGGTGGCGCTTGGCCACGGCCACGGTGAGGGGCTCGGTGGCGGCGTCGGTGATGCGGGTGGTGGGCATGGCGGGTGTCTGTACGGCGGGGGACGGGCAGGCGTTTGGGCGATCGGGCTTTTTGGCAATCAGGCGCGCAGGCGCCCATGCAAAACGCCCTCACGGGGAGGGCGTTTCACGCGGGGGTCTGGGGTGGTTGGTCAGACGATTTCGGCGACGCTGGCGATGTCACTGCCGCTGGCAATGCCCTGGCGCGGAGTGGCCAGCACGGCGACGGATACCGGGCCGCCCGTGGCGCCACCGGTGACGAAGCCGAACTTGACGTGCTGTTTGCCGCTGGCGGTCAGGTCTGTGTCGCGCAGATTGATGATGATCTGCTTGTTGTCGTTGTTGGTGGCGTGGCCAGCCAGTTGGGTGGCCGCGCGGCCGGTGATGGCGGCGGCGTTGCTGCCGTCGCTGTCGCAGCTGTAGGCCTTGAAGTCGATGGTTTCCGCAGCCATGTTGCCGGTCAGCAGGATGGCGACGGCCTGGGTGTTGGCACCCATGTCGACGACGTCGGTGAAGGTTTCGGTGCTGGCCAGGGTCTGGGGGTCGATGGTGGCGACCAGCGCCAGCGCTTCGGTGAGTTTGCCTTGCATGATGATGCTCCGGTGATGTGGGGTTGGGGTGTTGGGCCACGCCCGACCGGCCATGGATGGCGGCGGGGCGTGGCGGCTTCACGGCCTGGAATCAGGCGCGGGCGTCCAGCGTGACGATGGGCGACAGCGTGGCCGAGCCTTTGTTTGGCGTGACCGGTGCCGCGATGCTGGGCTGGCCGTCGATGCGGAACGTCGTGCGGAAGGCGGTGATGCCCCGGTCGAACCAGAAGTGCATGCTGGTGGCCGTCTCGACGCCGCCGCTCTTGGTGATGGTGCGGTACATGCCCCAGTCAGCCAGGACGATGTCGCCTTTGTCGCCAACGGTTTCGTTGAAGTCGGTGACCATGACGTCGCGGCCCAGGATGGTGCCGTAGCCGAAGCGCCCGCCGTTGGGGTTGTAGATCTGGCCGTTGGTGGCGGTGGTGGCGAACACCAGGGCGTCGAGCTGGGGCAGGCAGTCGTTGTTGATGTGCCAGATGGCGCGGCGGTAGCTGCGGGCGGACATGCGGGCGCGCATCTTGGACAGGTTGAGCGCCACGATGGTGTCTGCCGCCTGGCCGCTTTCCTTGGCCACGCTGACAAGCAGCCCGCTGGATGTGTAGAAGCCTTTGGGCTTGCCAGCACCGGAGCCGGACCACAGGGCCTCATTGGTCTTGAAGGCAATGGCTTCGGGCACTTTGGCCTGGATGTAGGCGCCCAGCGCGGGGGCGTCGGCCATCATCTCTTCGGTGATGGGGACCAGCGCGGTGAGCTTTTTCAGGCGCAGCGTGGCGGGGTAAAACTCGCCTTTGGATTCGGTGCTGGCGCCAGCTTCATCCGTCCAGTAGGCTTTGATGCCGCTGTTGCCCCATGGGGTGGTTTCGTCCACCGGGAACGTCATGCTGTTTCCGCTGACGGGGGTGTTGTCCGTCATGGGCACAAAGCTGTCGTTCTGGTTGTAGGCCGTCTGCACGATGGTGGTGCTGAACTCGGGCGGCACCAGGTAGCCGCCATCGGCACCGCTTTGCGTGTTGCCGTAGCTGCCCGGGGCGGTGCTGGCCGCGCCGATCTGCAGGCGGTCATCCGCAGCGGTCGGGTCCACAGCGGCGCGCACGCAGGCGTTGGCAAACTCGCCGAAGCTGCGAAAGCCATGGTTCTTGGCTTCACGCAGGTTGTCGGTGGTGTTGATGGCACCGTTGCCGATTTCGACCCCGCCGCCGGTGCGGGTGGCTTCAATGGATGCGCGCACGCGGGCAATGTCTTCGTCCAGTGCGGTGACGCTGGCGGACGCGGTGTCAAAGGCGGTGCGTTCTTCGGCGGTGAGCATGCCGTCTTCACGGGCCGCTGCGGCGTTGGTGATGGCCGTCATCTGCGCGACCAAGTCTTTGCGCCGTGCCTGCAGGGTGCCGAGCTGCTTGATGGTGCCGGCGGCTGCCAGGCCCAGCAGTTGGCCGGTGGTGAGGCCGTTGTCGCCGAACAGGGCGCCGGCCAGGGCGATGCCGTCGAGCGGGCTGGCGAATGCCGGGCCGGCGATGACGGCGACGATGGCGACGGTGGCTGCCAGGAGCAGGCCGAAGCGGGGGTAGGTGCTGCGTTGCATGGTGTGTTTCCTTGAGGTGGTGGGGTGCGGTTGTGGTGGTGGTGTGTCAGCGCCAGCCGTTGGGCTGCGCACCGTGCCTGCGGGCCGGTGCGGTGCGGTGCTGACGGACCGCGGACTCGGGTGAATGGGGGTGAACGCCGTGGGCTTCAGGCGCTGGCCTGCAGCACGGCCAGCTGTGCGGCGGCTGTGCTGGCGTGCATGCCGCCCATGGCTTGCTGCCCCATGGGCCGGCGCTTGGGTTTGGCCAGGTCGGCAATGACCTGATCCAGCGTACCAATGCGGTTGGCCATGCCGGCGGCAACGGCGTCTTTGGCCAGCACCATGCGGCCCTGGCCGAAGCTCTCGCCGCGCACGGTGTCGACGCTGACGCCGCGGCCTTTGGCGACGGCACGCACGAAGGTGCTGTAGTAGTGGTCGACCATACCCTGCAGGTGGGTCTGGCCTTCGGCGTCCAGCGGGTTGTCGGGGTTGCCTTCGACCTTGTATTTGCCGGCGTGCACGTAGGTGGTCTTGACACCGTCGCGCTCATTTTTGGCGCTTTGGTCTCGGTGCACCATGAGGGCGCCAATGCTGCCGACCGCTCCGCTGGGGGTGATGACCAGTTCGTCGGCCTGCGACGCGATCCAGTACGCGCCGCTGGCCGCCTTGGCGTTGGCCACGGCGATGATTGGCTTGGTGCCGCGCAGCGCCTGGATGGTGTCACCCACCTCCTGCACGCCGAACACGCTGCCGCCCGGGCTGTCGACGTCCAGCACGATGGCGCTGATGTCTGGGTTGTGGGCCGCACTGCGCAGCTGCTGGGTGAGCAGCTCGGTGCTGGTCATGGGGGTGCTGACAGACAGGTCGCGTGCACGGTGGGTGATGACGCCGTACACAGGGACGACGGCGACCGCGCCCTGCCCCGCCTGGCCGGCCTGGGCGCGGCGATCGGCGGCGGCCTGGGGGGCGTCGCCGATGGCGGCCTGGATCTCGGCTTGCGGCAGGCGCACGCCGCTGGCCCAGCGCTCCAGGATGAGTTGCATCTGGGCGTAGGTGTCGGGGTCCAGCACCCAGGGGGTGCTGTAGAACTCGGCAAGGATCAGCATCATGATCAGGTCTCCAGTTGCAGCAGGGCTGCGGTTTGGGCTGCTACCCATTGCTCGATGGTGGTGGTGTTGGCGCCTTCAGCCCGCTGCACAGCGGTGGCGGTGTAGGCGGCGGCGGTTTCAGCACTGACGGCCATGACGTCAGCCACAAACCGGGCGTGGTCTGCAAAGGCTTCGACCATCGGGCGGCCGGCCTTGAAGGCCCCGGCAATCAGGCCCGCCTCTTTGCGCGCCACCCGCGCCGCGTTGGCCTGCAGCAGGGCTGCAGCTCGGCCGGGTGAGGTCTGGCGCGGTGGGGTAGCCATGGCTCTGGCGCCGGCGGTGGTCATGTTCAGCGGCTGCAGCGGTTCGTCCAGCCCCGGGAGTGGGTCGCGGTTCTCAAGCCGGCGGGCTTCGTTGCGGGTCATCCAGCCGTCCTGGATGGCTTTGCCGTAGGCGTTGAAGCGGCTGGTGGTGTCGCCGCGCAACAGCACTTCCAGGATGTGTTCGACGAACAGGTTTTCGTCGATGATGGCGTCACGAAAGACGGTTTGCTCCCAGCTGACGCACAGGGGCAAGATGCAGTCGGTGACGAACTCGATGTTTTGGTGTTCGATGTTGCCCCAGGTGGCGCGGTCCAGAATGCCGATCTTGTGGGGCGGCACACGGAACAGGCCGCAGATGTCGACGTCGCTGTACTTGCGCGCATCGATCCATTGAGAATCGGCGTTGGTGAGGCCGAGCTCGTGGATCTCCATGCCTCGGTCCAGGATGGCCGGTTTGCCGCGGTTGGATCCGCCGTACATCTCCTGCCATTCGGCACGGACGTTGGCGCGGGCCTCGGGGTCTTTCATCGTCCCGGGGAACTTGACCCAGAACGGCGGGCGGGCGTCGTTGTTCCAGAAGCGGCTGCCGTAGTCTCGCGCGGCGATCGCGCTGCCGATGGCTTCGCGCTCGAAAGCGATGGGGTTCACGCCGACATAGCCGTCCAGCGTCAGACCGCACAGGTGCAGCACTTCGCCAGGCAGCAGCGTGGCTTCGTACAAGCCCTGCGCGTTGGTGATGCGGTAGCGCGGTGTGCCGTTGTCGGCCAGCTCGGGCGTGACGCGATCAGGGTGCAGGGGAACGATGGCCGTGGGCTCGCCCCCCGCATCGGTGTAGATGCGGGCGTAGCCGTTGCCGCGCAAGCTGCGGTGCGCTTCCAGCATGCCACGCATCTGCATCGGCGTTTGCCACGGGTTGGGCCGCGTGGCCAGGAGTTTGGCCAGCGGGTGGTCCGTGACGCGGCGGCGGCGACCGTCTTCGGTGCGGTACAGGTGCAGCGGCAGCATGCCGATCGTTTCGGAGATGACCTTGATGCATTTGTACACCGTGCTCAGCCGCATGGCGGTGTCTGTGCTGACGTGTGCACCGGACAGCGTGGGTGCAGCGCCATCAAGGCTGCTGAACCAGAAGTCGTCTCCGGCTGGCGGGCCGGCCCGCAGGTTAGTCAGAAACATGGGTTCGGCCTTTTTGTGCAGCAGCGATGACGCCGGCCTTGAATGCCAGCAGCAGGGTGACGAACAGCACAAGCGTGCCGCCCACGATCAGCGCCAGTGGCACTGACCATTCCCACCCGACACCCACCACCACCAGCAGCAGGCCCACCAGCATGGCGGCATTGAACGTGGTGGCTGTCATGGGTCTCTCAGATGAAGGTGAAGTTTTTGTCGATGACGTCGTTTTGCTCGACCGCCAGCGCCCGGCCCAGCGCCATGAGCAACGCAACGGGTCCGTCGATCTTGTTTTCTTCGCGCTCTTTGGTCGGCGACTTGAGCTCGTTGTATTTGGACGTGATCACCACCAGGTTGCTGACCATCCAGTCCATGGCGGGGTTGCCGTCGTGCTTGAGCTTTCCACCAAGAACCATGGCATGCACCTGCAGCAGCGGCTGTGTATAAAACATGGACCGCTGGGTGATCTCGACCATGGGCAGGCCGTCTTCGATCAAGGTGCGCGCAAAGTACGAGGACAGCGCGGGGTCATACGCCACTTCGCTCAGATCGTGTGAATCTTGGTCGACCTTGAGGTCGTCACGGATCATTTCAAAGTCGGTCAGGTTTCCAGGGCTCACCCTGACGTGTCCGTCTTCGATCCAGCCCGGGAGCTGGGCCGTCTTGCTTTCAGAGGCGGCGACTTCGTTGTAATACAGGCGCGTGAACACGTGCCAGATGCCGTCGCGTTCGATGACCTTGACTTTTGCTGCGAAGTCGTGTTTTTCGGCCAGGTCAACGCCGCAGAACGCCTTGCAGTCAGAGAAGTCTTCTTCTTTCAGCGTTCGGTCGGCACAGGCGTTCCACCTTTCCATGTCCATCCAGGCAACGCCGGCATTGGTCCAGACGTTAAGGTGCTTGGTGAGGAAGTTTCCTCTGGCCGAGGGCGTGGCGATGGCCTTGGTGCAGGTGGCGATCAGCTTGTCCAGCTTGGCGCTGATGCCGATGTTCGGGTTGGCCTTGCGCCAGACGCGCTGGTCTTTCCAGTCGTCGCCCTCATCAATCGTGTACACGATCCCGAACCAGGTTTCGTCGACGTGCGTGCCTTCCAGCACCTTGATGGTGTAGCCGCGCATTTCGTAGCAGATGCCGCCGGTGTCTTTGCCCGCGGTGGTGATCGCGCTGATCAATGGCTGTGAGCGCGCGCCGTCTGCCGACTCGATCACGTCCCAGAGATCACGCTTTTTGTGGGCGTGCATTTCGTCCACGGCCGCGCCGTGCACGTTGAGGCCGTCCTGGGTGGAGGCCTCGGCGTTCATGATCTTGAAGCTGCTGGCAGACTCGGCACAGGTGATGTCGTACCGGCCCACGGTGACGCCAAAGCGCTCCCGGAATTCGGAATCACGCAGCACCATTTCGCGCGCGGTGTCGAAGACCTCTTTGGCCTGCTCGCCAGTGGTCGCTGCGCTGTATACCTGCGCGCCTGGTTCGCTGTCCGCGAATGCCAGGTACAGGCAGCGCCCTGCCAAGCGGGTACTCTTGGCGTTCTTGCGGGCGATCTCTTCGTAGCTGCGGCGGAAGCGGCGCAGCCTGGTGCTCATGTGCACCCACCCGAACAGCTGGAATTCTGTGAAGACCTGCCAGTCTTCCAGCTTGATCCTGGCATAGGTGATCATGCCGTCGACGTAGATCGGCTTCGCCCACTCCCCCTTGATGTGGGGGAGCAGCTCAAGGAACTGGCACTCCCGAGAGCCGAGGCGCTCATCGAGCACATAGGGGAATTCATCCGTCCCCTGCCGATCCAGGTCTTTCAGAAATCGCTTGCAGGCCAGGACTTCGTATTTCCCGGCAATCTCCAATCCTTCGACGACACGGTGCGCGTACGCTTTGGCGCGGTCGAAATACGAGAGAGTCATACGAATTCGCTGAATCCTCGTGGCGCGCCGCGCGGCGGCTCAGTCGGCGATGGTGGAGTTACGGGACCTGGGTTCTCGAACAACTTGAGCTGAGCGCGGATTGCGGTGGTGACATTGGCCTGCTCTGATGGGCTCAGGCCGAACTTGGCGAGCAGCGCGTACATCATCTGGCGCTCGCTTTTCAGGATCTGGTACCTGGGATGCTGGACCGGCATGCCGTTCGGAGTTGTCGCTTCAAACGCTTCCGCAGGATCTCGCCCCTGCGAGCAGAGCAGACCCCGCATTGTTAATTGGCGGGCGTTGGTGTCTAATACTCCCCAAATAAATATTTTTCCTAAAGTCAAATATTATGGGTCGTATATAGCGGATATCTGTGATATACGCCACAAAAACTAAAGTTTTTTACCAGAAAGCGGGAAATTGACCAAATTTCCTGCCTTATATATAGTAGGGGAGTAAAACGGGGGAAGTATGTTTTACGACCCGTTACGCTACGGGTTAAACCCTCCGCGTAGGCCCCTAGGCCGAAGCGGTATCTACCCCTCACTTCGCTGTGGCTCGTTCGGGAGCTTTGCTCCCTAGCGGTGCTTTTTAGTAGGGATAGTTGTATCTATCTACCGGGTATATAAATGAGATACTCAACTTGGTATAAATGAAAATTGATTTCGCGGCGCTTCGCGCCTAGTCTGTGGAGGACTACTTATGAAGAAGGCAGAACCTGTAGTTAAGATCCGCGCCACTAAATATAAGAAGCACTACTTGATATCACGCAGTGCTAAAGCACTAGCTGGCCGACCAGAAGCACGCCGCAAAATCGCGGCGGCTATTCTGGCTTATGAATTAACACAGGAGTCCAATGCCGGATAACAGTGCCGATATAGCCAAGAGAATTATTCTTGGCTGTGTCGCAGAAGGTATGACCATTGAAGCTGCCTGCGGCAGCGCTGGTAAGTCTATAAAGACGTACGAGTATTATCGTCGTACCG